ACCCTCGCCTTCGTCAGCAAGATCTTCGTCAAGTACGAAGTGGGCTGGGTAGTTAGTAGCTGCATCCGCCGCAATAACCTCAGCAAGGTTGCCTACGCTACCAGTAACGTGAACTGGGGTACCCTTAAGAAGTGGTCCTCCAGATACGTTCTTTACGTTTTCTGCGATGGTCTGAGGGTAAGCAAAGGAAACGGTTCCAGCACCGTCAGTCATAAGAACTTGCCTGTCAGTTCCGTCGGCAGCTGGGAGTGTGTAAGCACTCCACTTCGTGTCGTAATCTGTAGCGCTGTTCTTTTGGATAAACTGATTCTCAGAACCACCAGCAATCAGCCCCTCCCCGTCTGCACCAGCTGGGCCCGTCTCGCCTTGTATGCCCTGAGGTCCAGTCTCACCTGTGTCACCCTTAGGCCCTTTTTCAGTAACTGATACAGACGTTGCAGCGGCGCTAACAACGTCTACCGATGTAGCTGCGGATACTTCTACATCAATATTTGGGGCTGAACCTACCGTTATTGAAATATCGCTCATTATCTAGCACTACTTTCAATGGCCTCAGAAATATCTTCGTTTACAGTAAAGTTGCCGTACAATACGGTTTTGTGAGTATCAAGGCCGCCTGTTGTATTTGGCTTAATATACTGAATGTCATAAACGTATTTGCCAGACGGCACCCCCCTCATAACTTTTGCTGAAGCCTCAATAGTTGCATTGCCGCTGTCATCAACAACAACTGGTTCAAAATTACTTTCTGCACCAGCCCTATCAACAGCCTTATCTCCGATGTCTTGAGTTCCAAGAACAAGGCCGCCCTTTCCGCTTGCTGTTCGAACACGATTGTCAACCTGCTGTCTAACCTGAACGATAAATCTGTAGTTGTCAGTTGCCAGAGGAAGAGCCGTTCCAGCAGAATCCTTAAGAGTTATAGTGAGAGAAAAAGTATCACCTCTTTTGCAGGTGATGTCCATCTTTGACGACTCGTCAAGATTTACTTTACTGGTTGCCATTATTGAAACATGTTCATGATTGATTGACCCAATTCTTCTTTAAGCTCACCCCTCTGGCCTTTGCGCTGAGAGATAAGTTGAGACTGCTTTGTTGCTTGCTTGTCAACGCGCTCGTCCTTTCTGTCTTCTTTAAGAACTTCCAACTTCTCTTTAAACTCTTGCTCTTCAGTTCTAAATCCGAGAGTAGCTTGAGCTCTGATAAGTTCGATTTGCTTTCTCATTTCGTGTTCAACTTGCATCTTCTGCATCTCAAGCTGGTGCTCCATCTGCATCTTCTGTGCATCGAGCTGAGCTTGCATCTGCATCTCCTGCTGCTTGGCCTGCGACGCAGCCATAGCTGACTGCTGAGCCACTTGAGCCTGCATCTGAGAATTTTGTTGAGCCTGCTCCTGCAACTTCTTCATGCGCTTGTTGCGTCTAACAATAAGCAGTCTTTCTGCTTGATTGATATCCTTCATGTTGCGAACAGCAATGGCGTCTTCAAGATCAATCTCTTTTTGAGATATAGCCATCTGAACGTTCTGTTCGAGGTACATACGATCCTTGTCCTCCATGTCTTTCACCACCTGTACTCCAAAGTTGTACATGGGCAGGTCGCCAAAGCTGCTAAGAACTTTCATGTTGGATTCACCAATAGCGTTCATATAAGCGCTATAGATGGGGGTGCCTTGTGGCAAAATCTGCAAACACTTGACGATATCCTCACAAACCTTTTTGTAAAGAACCATCGCAGCATTAGTGATATCGTAGATAGCATTATTGCCAGCCGCAATAGCATTCTGCTGAACGCCAACAAGCGTATCACCCTTGGGTGTCGATGCGTCCATCATCTCGTTAATGCCTGTGACATCACGGATCATTCGCAAATAATGGTTGTACAGACTAACCAATTCGTTGATGTTTCGAATGTGGTTGTCAATGGTACGAACAGGCGGATTTTGGAATCCACCTTCTGGGTTCTTACTCCTGTAATAGAATACACCAGTTTGCTCGTAAATATCATGCAGCTCCAGCGGTTGTAGCTCACCACCCTTACCGAGCTGTACGTTCTCCAACCCCTCGATGTCGATGATCAAACCGTCAGGCTTAGCCTTAGCCAAGGCCTGCTGAAGCTTGAGGTGTGTTATCTGCAGCATGTCTGCAAACCCTACACAACCATCGATAAGCGACTTGGGAATCATACGTCTGATATTCGTCGAGATCGCCGAATAAGACATACGAGCTTTAGAAATATCGTGAATGTTTTTAGGGACGTTGCTCTTCATCCCATAATCAAAGAGCTTGTCGCAACCCAAGATATAGCTACCACCATAAACGGTTTGGATTTCCAGTTTGTGTGGTTTGCGAGAAAACACAGAGTTTTTCTTCTCTTTGTACGAGAACCCCTCGTAGAAAAATCCTTTGTTGCCGTACTTGTTTTCCTTCTCCTCAAAGTAGATGGAGTCAGTGGAGATGAATTCAAAGTCAAGGATATCAACCATAAAGTCATCGTAACCATATGCGGTTCGGTTGGTAACCTTGTCGTATTGAGTGTCGTAAACCTTACTCTTGTCGTATCCCGACTTTTCAGCTACAGTTTTTGCAATCCTCTGGTATTCCTCGTCGGAGAATTTGTCTCCAGCCAAACGCTTAAGTTCGGAAATGCTCACACGCTTGATATGACCCGCATACTGCAAGTCGTTCATGCCGGGATCTTCCGTGTAGCTATGGATAAAGTTAATGGGATCCACGTACTCTTCGCGAATCCCATAGCTTGGATCGTTGCTTCTCTTGACGACGCCCATCCCCAAAGAGACGAGGTCATTAACGACTCTTCTAAAGATGCCGTCGTTAAAGTTGCTCCAAGAGAGTGTGAGGTTTGTTCCTATCTGAGCAGCAATCTCTGCGTCAGTCTTGACGTTAGTCTCCAAAAAGATTTCAGCCTCCTCCATAGTCTCCGGCAAAGCCTCTGGGTCTTCACCGAGAACCAACCCGCCAGTCATCTCCTTAAGCTTTAAAAGCTCCTCTCGGAGCATAACCTGATTTTTTATTCTATTCTTCTCCTGTTGTTTCTCTGAAGAAGAGAGTGGATCAATCGCCTCAAGGTTCGGATATGGATCTCTTGACAGAATCTTATTGGCGACGATCTTTGCAAACTTAGGGAGGATTGGAACTGGTGTGTAATCAAGGTTTACCAAACTGCCATCAGCATTGTTTGGATCGAGGTTAGTAAGGATCTGCTTGTAGATCGTCGTGTCTTGCGTACCGTTGGCGTACTCCCTGTTACGCTCGAACGTTTTGTTTCTCTGACGAATCAATGAGTTTTGATTCGAGAGACTTCCCCATTGGCTCTCGATGGCCTTAGCGTAACTAGTGCCGTAACCTTCAGAAGACTTTTCTTGTTGAGAAGCTAGTGGATCTGGAAAGTTACTAGACTTCTTGTTACCGTATGATTGCATTACTGTAGGCGCATTTTGTGCAAATATAATAAATTAGCCGATGGGCTTATATCGCCTAAAGAACTTAGACTCAGCAAAGCTAGACTCTTTATTTTTCTGTTTAACCTTTTGGGCTGCAAGCAAGCACAAACCAGAGCTAATAGAAAGGTCATACTTTGTTCGATTGTCTATCTTAAATCCTATCCAATCCTCTAGGGTTCTGTTGAAATACATCTTGCCGTACTCACCACTGTCTCTGTCAATACCTACATGGTCGTGTATGTATGCCTCTATAGCATGAGCATGAGCTTGAATAACATCCTGAGAGTTTGACGGGATACCCTTTGTCTTTACGTTTACCTTAGCGTTTGGTGCAGAAAGGTGTGCTGGCCTATTCATTAGATACCCATCATAACCTCTTGATTCAAAGTATCTTGCAATGCCGTACTTGTTGTTCTCAATCAGTATTGGATACCCATAAAATACAGCAGCCATAAGAACGTCTTCGTAGAATATCTTAGCTAAAGGCGGACGGGACGCATACTCCAAAACAAACATGTTCGATGGGTGCTCCATGTGAAACTTGTTGTACAGGTGTAGCGCTCCCTTAGACCCCCGTCCATCGACGGTGGCATCAAGGTCATAAGAGTCAACCCCGCCTACCCCCAGCTCTGCATTCGGTGCTACGCGCTTATTGCGCTCGTATTTCTTTTGGTTGCGTAGTTCAGTTGGTGGCATCCACGCCACGCGAAACCTACCCTTTGGGTCGGGCTTAAAAACAACCTCTGTGTCCTTCTCCCCGTCCTTCCATATGAAGTTTCCAACTACGATAGGGTTGGGGAACAGCTCATCATTGTATTGTATCTGTTCGTAGATCTTTCCGATATTAAAAAGACTACCCTCAATACTATCCCTAAAGGCTTCGTCCTCGGTAAATGGGAACTGCCTTATAACCTCGTTTAGTTCTGACGGGTCTTGCTTGAGGCTTTCTCTTTCGTTTTTAAGGTACGTCTTAGCCCCTTGAAAAATGCTATCACCATCAAGACCATCGAGAACCTTAGGAGGATCTTCAACGACTGGATGTCCGTGGGCGTCAAAAAATCCCTCAAGAGAATCATAAGCAGGAATAAAGAGTCTATATAGACCGCTTCTAGTTCTACCATTCGCGTTCCTCTCCGTAGGATTCGAGTCCCTCCAAAGGTCCTTGTACTCCTTTCCCCCTTTGTCCATTGGATTTACGGTGCTTCCCACCATTGCCTTTCCGACGACCTTTCGCCCGACGATCAAACAAGTCCGCTGAATCCTCCATGCGTCCCTGATGTCTGTAGGTTTTTCCCATTTTCCGGCCTCATCTAAATACAGTATGTGGAGTTTCTCTCCATCATACGCATTGTTAGTTGTGTTTTTCCAATTAATTACCGTATTAAGAGCCTCGCCCTTCGTCGAAGTCTTATTCTTCTTCGTGATTCTCTTACTCGGCTCGCGAAAAGCCAGCTCCATGCGTGGGTTTGTGGTACCATCTTGAATGGGTTTGAAGAAGAAGGGGTAGTGACGAAACATTTGCACCACCTTCTTCATAAAGATATTTTCTTGTGCGTCCTTACCAGTCTTAGACTGGATTCCTAGGAGCTTGTCTTTGACTTGTGTGGCTTCGTCAAGAAGCACAGACGAGCAGATATTCGTGT